TTTGTTTGCAAAGGCGCTGTCATCTTCGAGCCCGATTACCTCGCGAGAATCAGCACCACCAAGTATGCCGACATAAGGGAATTGGTAAGCATTCCACTTGTCTATCATTACTTGGTCATAGACTTTGATACCGCTCATCGTGCGAAGTTGATCCGCTATTGATTGGAGCGCCGCTGATTCTCTTGCCATTGTTGTATTCCTTTGATTACCGCAGTGCGTACACCGTCTGCAAATTTATTGTCTTGCTGGAATCTTTGCACGGCGGGTGCGAAGTACGGTCTTGCCGGTATGTTTACGCCTCCGACCTTGCGGATCTTGAGTGCTATATTCCGAAAGTATGCTACTCCCGTCTCGCGATACCTATTCCAAAAGTAGCCCTCCATCTTGCCCTTCGTGCGAATAAATCCACCCGTCTCTTGGATGCGAGCATACGGCAAATCAGAGCCGTACTCTAGCTCAAATATACCGCTTGACTCTGACACTTTGTACACATTGCCCTCGCCACCACGCGCAAATGATCTAAACAATTTACCGGTATTGATTGCGAGCTTTGTGCTTGTCGAAGGTGCGATGCGTTCTTTGAGTCCAGAGCGCTCCATCTGCGTACCTATGAAGGCTTGCATCACAAAAGGGAAGCGCAAGAGCTGATCGTTGATGATCGGCTTAAGTATCCCTTGCAATTGTGCTACATCAAGCATGCATCACACCGTAGGTATTACGAATTGAGCAAAGTATTTATGCCATCCAATATCGGTCTTGAGTGAATTAGACACATTTTGCCCCGCACCTCCGGTAGATACCGAGTTAAGCCCAAACCAATTACCGCCTTGAGGGCTTTGCTTGTAGCATAAAGATGCCATCTCGGCGATGCCTTGCAGGATTGTATAGGGCATTGATGCATCACTATACCCTGTGGTCAAGGTCGCTCTAAATTGTCCATTGGTTTTATCCCTGAATATGATATAGTTAGCATACGGCTCTGCGTTCCAAGCGTAATTACTACCACTATATGCAGCATAGGTAGCAAACTCGTTCTCACGCCATTGCAAAGCGGTGAGGGTAGTGTTTGCATTGTACGGGACAAACTTCCATGAGTGATTCGCTTCGAGCCCTCGCTGGGCTTTTGAAGCGTAAAATTGATAGTTCACCGAACCGCTGCGAAGAGGCTGACCGCAGTAGCTTTCAGCCTCATCGTAGCAGATTACTATCAGGTCATCAAACCAAGTATAAAGCGCCGTATCCTCGGAGGTCGGATCGCCGTTAACTTCCAAATTAAGAAAGGTCATGAGAGCCGTGAACGCCCTCGGATTTGCACTTGTATATGGCATGATTATTTACCTGTTTTTTTAGTTTCAACTTTGGCAGGCGCTGGCTTTGCAGCCTCTTTTGTCTTTGCCTTGCCGTCTTTGATGAGAGCCTCGGCGACTTCAGCGGGGAGAGAAGTCTCATACCCCGCTGATACGCCATTGTACGGCTCGATTAGAATAACATCTACGAGCATTGTATCACCTTAATTAGGTTGTTGATGTTTTGAGCACACCGATCGCTGATGGAGCAGGGAATGCAAATGCAACGCGCTCAACAACTTCGATACCTTTTTGATGAGTACCACCCAAACCGGTAGCACCAAAGTACTCTTTGTACTCGTTAACTGTTACATCTTCACGAACACCCATAACTGTAAACTGTGCAAAGTCGCAATAGAGTGCGGATGCTTTGTTAGCAGCGGATGATGGGAAGAGTGCATCAGGTACGACATGCATAGGACGGCCTGTTGGTGTAAAGTATGAGTTACCTTCGAGAGCAGTCATACCGATTGATGTGATTTCGATCGGGCGAACTTGATCATAAACTGGGCGAGAGCCGGCTGTTTCTTTCATCAAGTATCCGAATACGCTTTGAGGCACTACGAATACGCCATTTGCACCTACGCCAGAGTTGATACCGAGGCGCAAGTTCCAAAGGTCAGTCCAGCTGATTTCAGCAAATGTATCTTTTCCGGATGAGTCTGATCCGCCTTGGCGTACTACTGTTGTATTTGCAGTTCCGATGATACCTGTGAAGTTAGCACCTGTGCCATCGCCATTGAAAAACTGCTTGTCTTCTGTTTCAGCAAGAGCGCGACCCAAGCCGTTGATTACATAATCCAAGAATGCAGGTGTTGCATCTTGCAATTGCTCTTCGGATATGATAGCACCAGCTACAATCTTCTTTGCAGTCATCGCTGTGCCTGTGAAGAAGTTTGTTGAGTCTGTTACAGTCAAGCCAGAACCTTCAGCAACTACTGCGCCTGTGAACGCGCCGCTTGATACGAGGTTCTCTGTCTTGCCACGCATTGGATAAATCTTTGCAAGTGCTCTTGCATATCCAAACTGATCAGCAAAAGACATGATCTCTTCGACCCAGAATTGAGGAACGGCTGCACCACCTTGGGAAGATGTGCCAGTGTTGAAGTTAGCACGTGTGATGTACTTGTTATTAGCAGCGCGAGCGATCTCATCTGCTTGACCTTCGAGGCCTTTGTGCTTTGCCAAGATGTAGTCAGCAACTACGCGAGCTTGATCGCGGCGTGCATCGTGATCTGCTTTGATTGATACCAAACCTTTAGCAGGTGATGGTGTGTTAACAGGGTGCAATGTACGCAACTGATCTGCGACCTTGCGATCAACAACTTCTTTAAGTTGGTCTTTTGTTACAATGATATTTTCCATTAAGGTCTATCCTTTAGATTAAGTTGATTAAATCTTCTGTGTTAAATTTCTTTGGCAAGTTCAATGTGATTGAACGGCCTGCTTCAACTCCGACTGCAGCTTTAATAGTCTTGTAGCCTTTGTTGATCATGTCCATACCTTCAGCAATTTGTGCTTGTGTTGATGCTGCGATCTTCTTGCCTACGCGAGTCTCAAGGCCTGCAAAGTTTGCAACAACTTCTTCGGGAGCGGGTGCAGGTTCAGCGGCTGGAGCTGGCTCGCTTACTACTTGCACTGGTGGCTCGGCTGCGGGTTCTTCAGCAACGGCTTCGCCTTTCAATACTGCAAGCATTGGAGGCACGCCAGCTGTGATGAACGCATTGACTGATGCTTCAGCTTCTTCAGGTGAGAAGCCAAGATTGATCACCTCTGCAACGAATGCATCCTTGATTGCAGGAAGCAGCTCGTCAGCGATCTTTGCTTCGATCTCTGGAGTTAACATTCGAGTTTCCTTTTTGTATTTATTGATTGATTCTTGTAAAAGAGTTTTAAGTGACTTCTTGAGCAGTGCTTGTCTATTCGCCGGAACGCTTACGACACTAAATTCAACAAGCTCTGACTTTGTGTACACCGTAACCTTCTTGCCTTCGATTGTTTGCTCTTCATACTCTATCGGGATAATGCCTACTGATACTGCCTTGACAAAGCCGGCATTGATGAGCTTTGTAAGTTTCTTGCCTTCCTCTGTTACGCACTCAATTTGTATCGTCGCTTCCAAGTTCTCACCGTTCATCGCAAAGCCCAAACAGCGACCGATAGGCCACTTATCTGAATCATGCTGGGCAAGTACAATAGGATTAGCAAGATACGCTGTATAGTCGATGCCACTAGGCACGATGATAGTACCATAGCGATCGATCTCTGGTGTTGAGACTACAAAGGTAAAGAGGTCGTTCTCTTTCTCTTCATATTCTTTCTCACCATTATCGCCGTACTCATAACCATCTCTGGTCTCAAGTACGAGTTCTCTTGTTATTAAATCCATATTACATCCTCTGTTTTTTAATTGCTCTACTATATTCTTTGACCATGAGTATCCAGGATCTCCACCCCATAAACCCCATGCTACTCTACCAGGCGATGGATAGCCATCTTCACCAGGCTCAAAACCTTCAGTATTTTTGACCCCTTCTTGTCTTGAAAAAAAAGAGTACATGCGCTTAACGGTGTCTTCGCTTAAGTTTTCGCCTCGTGCAATTTGGCGCGCTCTAATCTTACCGATCCGAGTGCCACCCTTGCGGCCCTCTTCGACCCATGCGATTGCACGCTCTGCTTCCTCTTGCATGCCTTTGTTAGGTTTGTAGCTCATTCTGCGATTGGGAAAATTTGACAACGGCAGTTTATTGAATTGCCTGCACTCAAGCCCGGGCCAAGTGGCCGTGTAGTCTTCTCACCTCCGACCGTAAAATACCCATCTGCACCCTGCATCGAGCCATCGGCTTGCACGTGAGTAGGTCTTACAAGTCCATCACGTTGAGTAAGCCACATCATTTGAAAGCCAAGGTCTTTATAGACCGCATGCTGCATGCCACTGGTCACATTTGCACTTGTTGTATTTGCGATTGTCTTTGCACGGCCTTCGCTTAATTGTGTGAATTTGGTCTGGAGCTTGTCTTTGAGCTCATCTTTTGGCAGCCCTGCATTGTTCTCAATCACTTGACGTATCTCGGACTTCATTACATCCACGCTCTCTCTGATCTTTGCACTGGATTCATTGGCAAGATCCTTGATTTGCTGACCTACCTCACCGGTCAAGTCTTGCTCACCAAGATCAAGAGCTTTCAAGAGTTCGCTTTGCACGCTTAAGCAAGCACTCTCAACAAGCGCTTGAAACTTTACATAGTCTGCATCCGCTGGATCAAGGTCTGATAGTGAGATAACACCTTGGTCAATATTCGATAAGACCTGTGCTTTGAGATCAGCTACAATTGATTGCACTACATTATCTATCTTGAGTGATGACTTCTCTGTAACCTTGTCAAAGTTACGCCAGAATAAGTCCTTACTCTCGGCAGTCAAGAGAGGCAATTTTGCGCGGTTCTGTATTGCGAATGCTCTATCAAGTTTTCGTGCCATGACGGGCGCGGGCGGGGCATTTGTGATCATTGTGAGAGGCATATACCCAGCTGCAATAAGAGGCACGTCACCATCTTTGACCTTATCATAGCCACGATCAGTGCGAGCTTCATTGATTGTCTTGAGTCCCCATTTAAGCTCGAACTCTTCTTTACGCATATCAAGATCCGGATCTGCATACTCATACGGCTGTGCTTCAACAAGTACATCCTCTTCCCATCTACGGAAGTGACGAGTGAACTCTTCAGCAATATAAAGTGCTTCGGGATCAATCGTGTTTTGTCTAAAGATAGCCCATTGCACTTCGGCTGTTGCACGATTCTGGAAGCTACCATCAAGCATACCGGGAGGCACGCCAAAGACTTGAGCGATTTGAGCCCTTGTATCTTTGCTGACCGCCTCATATCCAATTGAAAGCTCGCCTTTTGGAGGCAATTGCAACTGCATGCCACCACCAAGCAAAGCTCGGAGCTTGTAGTCTGGCAGTTCTTCATTCCATGCGGCCTTGAGCTTTTGCCATTCATCTTGATCCA